TTCGATTTGAATGCTAGTACAAGACGGAGATTATTCTTTTTCTTTGGGAATTTATCTCCAATTCCTTCAATGTATGTTACTGGAATATTTGTCGTTGTAACCGGAATACAAGTTACCTGGATACGATATCGATCTGCATAGTCTTTGGATAGATCATGTTCAACCGACATCGTTGACAGTTGGAAATTAAAGAATGCATTCGGATTGAGATAAATCATTTCCGGATATGTTGTATGAGAAACCATCGTATTGTACGATGTCGAAATATTTGTTTTCTCATTGATTCGGATATAGAATGGATTCACAAATCCATATTCATGAGGTGGAATATTATCATCTGTCACCATGGATGGTTTGTTATCAATATTTTTTAGGAACGTAATCGTGTCTCGACTATTTCCAACATATTGCCAAATGTGACCTGGACGAATAATGTATTCTGTATTGTCATTGATGAAATCACAATCCGCTTTATTTACTTGAATATTCAATGTATTTGTCGGAATGATGTTTCCGTTGTCATCCGAGATGGAAATGAACTGGCTAAACATGCGGCCAGAAATATCGTCACGGCGTTTCAAGAATTTACTATAAACGCCATTGACTGCTGCATTCTGACGGAACCAGGACAAAAGATCATAGTCTGTATTCAAGGCTCTTCCTGAATTATATCGGTTGATGATTTCATTGCGTAAATCCTCCATCGACCCTTTGTTTCTTCCATGGCGAGATTCTGAATAACACAATGCACCAATCCGTGTTCCAGCGTTGTATTCATACGTTCCACCATTCGTACGTACAGTGAGCGGAAGTCGATTGTTATACGTGGTAAAATTATCAGCTGCACCATTGCAGGTATACGTTGTGATTTCAACCCGACTGTTGAAGGATGGCTGGAAATATTCCAGACTATTGTCAAATGACAACTCCAAACTATTGTCACTGGTAAATTGATACCATGCATATGGAACGGAGCGTGCTGCAGTAAACTTTGGTAACAACAACATATTCTGTCGTTCTCCGGATGGCGAGATGTATACTGCGCTAATTTCTGCCAATTGATTTGTCCATGATACTTTCAATGCAGAATTTACCGTAACAAGATTATCCGTAATCTGATAAACAGACTTATTTCGTTCATAACATCCCATATTACAATACAACATCATCCATCCGGAAGATGTAATCTGGTGTTTGATATACGTTCCAGATGTTGTTGCAAGCGGATTCGAATCTTCTGCATAGGAACAGGTTACGGACAATTGCCCATCGATGTATTTATGGTCGATATGAATATCATGATCCAAACGATACATGCTATTGTTAATCACAATGACGGTATCCTTGTCAAGGATATATCGTTTGGTAGATCCATTTCCAATCGGTTCTGCTTTTGTAATAATATCCTCCAAATATAATTGAAGTAGAATATTACAACGACTTGGGGATGCAAAATTAAATCCCAATTGGAATAAGGATGCATGGCTATAAATGGACGACGGTAGTTGTGCCCGTGTGATAAACGCTTCATTCATCATCAATGATGCAGTTCCAAAGGAATCTTCAATGGCAGTTGATACCATTTCACTGGTAATGCCCAATAGTCCAATATTCAATGTATTCATTCCAAGTCCTGGAAATGCTCTTGGAACCAATACTCCACGAATGAATTCTTTTATGTTGAAATTACTGGAGTAATTTTTGACATAAATATCTTCTTCTCCAATTTTCTGTAACAATTGAATTCCCTCCTATCTCTTTGCGGAGAACATTGCTTTTTCAGTAAATGCTCCATTGATATCCGTATTTAGGAATCGTAAACGAAGTTGTGTTTTTGTAGCAGTATCACCGACACCAACACCGTTCGCAATATTTCCATAATGGTGTGGAAGATACATTTCTACAAACGGCGTCGTTGTATACGGCCGATCGCTATGTGCATAGTTTTCATTAAATGGATCTACTGCTTGTAGATTTCCGCGACCTTTGAGACGTGCGCATTTTTCGTTAAATTCCACCAGTGAAAATCCGCTACATGGAACTTTATACATATATTTGAATGTGATGGAAATGTTGGGTCGATCATCGACCTCACCATTCCATGATAATGCATTTTCTCCACCACTTACAGGAATGATTCCACCATATTTGGTCCAATATAAAATATCAGAACCGTCTGGTCCACATTTGAATACATATGCAGATGCTGCATAATCCAGTGTCTTTGTAAAAATATGACTGGTGGATGGAGAAGGATTTGCAGCAACAGAACACGTATCCGTTTGACTCATAAGATTGTACGATGGTTTCCATTGTCCGAGACGAGCATTATGAATATACAACATCCACATACGAATGAGGTTGAGTATAGAATAATCTTGTAGCTCTGTGAATGTACATGTAAATTCTCCTGCTGCTCGGCTATTAAACATGGTACCATAGCTCATGCGATATCCATCCCAACTTGCACCACTTTCTGTTGTGTCAAGTTGGCTATCATTCAGACTGAATGATTTACATTGATTGGACAGTAACATGTTGAAATTGTTACTATCTCCGCATCGCACACATTCGGTCAACAGTTTAAAAATCCATGGATTCCGTCGATACATGATTGCAGATTCTGGGTGAGATAATGTATTCGCATTGGCGGTTCCATTGCAATTTAATAGATTCAAATCAGGGCGTGTAAAAAATACATAGGTGAATGCTTTATTGAATGCTAAATTTGAATCTGCTCCTTGAAAGCGATTGTACATATAATACTTCATCGCCCGCGCAATATCATTGTTTCCGTGCACGGGAATTCCTAAGGATGCACGAGCTTCTTGCAGCTGTTCCTCCAATGATTTAGAATCTGCAATTTTATATCGATCATCATCAATTTTGATCTGATAATCATATCGTGCCGCAAGCATGCGAGAAGCATCCGATGGTACCGCTAGATCTGGAAAGGATACTTCATTTTGTATGTTCTCAATGTCTTCTGAGAGGAGCCGTGCACGTTTATTAATATCACTCGCTGCAGTCTCAACATCCGCAACATAGGTTGGAATTTTATTGACGGACCGTGGGAGTACGCCATTATCTTCTGCCATATTCAATCAACTCCTCTCCATTGTGTTATTTTCAAATTTCCAGTATCTGGAAATGGTGAAGTAACCTTTGCACCATTCCGACGATATTTATCGATCGTGCCATCATCTACTTCATATCCGGCAGCCCTGTGTTTATAATCCGTCCCATTTGGATTCATTACATTCAGTTCTTTTATTGTTTCTTCTAGATATGGTTTCTTTGATCCAAATGCTGATGTTGCTACCGTAAATTCTCCATTGCTTACGGTAGATATTGTATTATCCACTTTATTTGTCTCGGGAATTTTTTCATATTTCGTTTCTTCTGCCTTTGCACGAATGATGTTTCCTGCAATGGAGGATCGTAATCCCTGCCAAACAACTTCATCTTTTTCATTGACAAGTTTAATGCGTTCTACGATTCGCGGAAGTCCATATTTCCCTCTCGTATCAAATTCATCAATCAGTTGAACACGCGCACGTAATGTTCCATATTCGGAATATGGCATCATTCGTGTCATCACCCTACCAGTATCAATATCACGTGAGCCAACGCGTATTTTGACAAGATCTCCTTCATATAATTCCATCAATTTCACCTTCAATCATTGGTTACGCATTTATGAAGAGGTTTCCAGAAGATGGAATTATCATAATAAAAAAGAAGGGGATTGCTCCCCTTCTTTTCAATGCAGCGTAATTCAATTACCCTTTGCTATCTGCAATCATAATGATTTTCAGAATTCGTGTAAAATCTGTGTGGTAACGTTCTTCGATAAGATTATAATTGTCACGAAGGTGATCAATGAATTTGTGGAAGAGGGACTCGAGTGCTTCGTGGCGACAAATTCCTTCCGGTGAGGCGAGAAGCTTGCATCGATACTCCGCCTCCTCAGCATATACAATTCCCGAAAATAGAGCTACAAGCTCAATCATGAATGCGCTCCCAACATATGTTTCCCATCCATGTCGATCACCCATGTGCAGTACGCAATTACGCTCTTCCGCCAATTCATTTGCATAGAGAATTGTATGGACGACCTTCATAACACGACTGCGTGCTACATGTTGCGAATCATTCATATTCTGGGGATGAACAAGATCAAATTCTCCATTTCGAATTTTGCGACGAATCAGCGTACGTGCACTATAGATGAGATCAATGATACTTTCATCATCAATGAATTCTTTCTGAACCAGGAAGTTGAACAACCACATGGGATCGTTCGACGTATCTTTCTGGATCTTTACCATTTCATCATGCATAATAACATTCCTTTCACCATCACTGAGGTTATTGATTATTGTATTACGATTGTCCTTGTTTAAAACTTCATCAACCTGTTTCCATACATGGAAAGTTAATGATATTGCACATTGATGTTTATCATAGTCATAAACATCCATAAATATTTTAATCATATCATCCGGAACAATTGATTCACCGTTTGCTGGAATCTTAAGAATTTCTGCTTCGGCATCCTTCTGATTATAAACGAAAACTTCATCATTTCCGATCAACCATGTAATTGCGGAGATGTTATCAGTAGATCTATCTGCCTGGAATGTATATTGTTTTCCAACAATTCCACTCACTTCATCCTTATCAAACACCTGAGGAATTTTTGTCAAGAATTCGCCAAACTCGACACGATACAGATTGATGAAATCCCTTGCCTTAGCTGATGTTTCCGGATTGAAAAGATCTCTAAACCCATCCATTACATCCTTCGCATTATCAAGCCGAGTTTTATACTCGAATATTCCTATGTCAAATATGCAGAAATTATTACTTCCATAAATTCGGAACATTCCTGGTTCGGTATCGCGGACGCATTTGAAATGATCCGTTGCGGCAATCGTATAAGTATTACCACATTTTTCCATTGTTGTATTCTCCTCTTTATCTTTATCCCCAAATACTGTACGATGGTCGTCTACGATTTGTCGTTGCAATCCATTCAACTTTGGAGCGTTCGTAATGTCGGAATAACGACCAAACAATTCTTTCATGACAGCATCTTGATGGAAGAACATTGACTTATCATCCTGATATTTTACCATGGATACGGATTCAATTGTTTCATTGTATATAAGAACCCATTCTTCACCAATCAACCAATATCGTAGAACCAAATGAGGTTCGGTTAACGTATTCTGAAATGTAACGACTTTACCAGAGATACCTATCGTATCTAAACAACCCATCCAAATCCCACTGATGCAATGAACGAATTCCAAACGTTTGAATGGATCTCTAAGTATTGCCCTAAATACTTCGTGGAAAATTTTTCCAAGTTCCCGATGGAAGGTTGCACGCGTCCCATCCATTTCAATAATATAGGATGCAACTAGTTTTTTATCCTGTAATTGGGATATAATGATAGATGCTGTTGGATCAAACCGATTGTCTTTGTCAATTTTATGTTGGATTGTAAATGAATCCGATTGAATTTCAACAATACGGGACCCATCATCATTCAACGTGATATCTTTTCCTGTAATCATATCATTCACCTTTCTAGATATAAAATATATTACATACAAAATATATCATTATACCATAATCATCAATGAAGCACAAGTCTATAATCCGAAGGACTACATGGATTTATTAATCGCATAAGGGGTGATATATCATGATTAATCCAGAAGATATTGAAAAGATTGCGGATAATGATCCGAATCTGAAAGAGTTGAAGAATGAACTCATTGATGGTGGAAAGGAGAAAGAAGAAGATGGCAGACAGTCAGTTGGTTAGTTATGAGAAATATTCTCCAAATATTTCAAGTCCAAGAAACCATGAAATCGATACAATCTCAATTCATACGATGGCTGGAAATTTAACGGTAGAGACTTGTGGAAATATTTTTGCAAATCCTAATTATGAATGTAGCTCTCAGTACGGTATTGATTCTGATGGACGTATTGGTCAGTATGTTTCTGAAGGAGATCGTAGTTGGTGCACATCCTCTCGATCAAATGATAATCGTGCAATTACCATCGAAGTGGCATCATATGAGTCAGATACCTATACGTGCACCGATGCTGCTATGGAATCATTGATTAATCTGCTCGTAGACATATGTCAGCGAAATGGAATTGATCAACTTCGTTGGCAAGCAGATCCAGATCTCATTGGTGAAGTCGATCAGCAGAATATGACCGTCCACCGCTGGTTTGCGCAGAAAAGTTGCCCAGGGCCATATTTGTTTGAAAAACATGGGTACATTGCAGATGAGGTAAATAAGAGATTAGGAAATCCTTCCTATAAACCAAAGGCATCGAATCAGAAATCAACTGCAGATCAATTTCATGAATTCTTCACAGATGTTGGATTGAATCCATATGCACTCTGCGGTCTCATGGGCAACATCTATGCTGAATCTGGACTAGTTCCAAATAATCTACAGAACAGTTTTGAGAAGTCTCTTGGTATGAGCGATGACGAATACACAAATTCTGTCGATGACGGGAGCTATGATAACTTCGTACACGATGAAGCAGGATATGGATTGGCTCAGTGGACCTACTGGAGTCGCAAAGAACGGCTGCTGACGTTTGCAAAATCATCCTATGCATCCATCGGTGATATGGGAATGCAGCTTGCATATCTTTGGAAGGAGTTGCAAGAATCCATTGATATTGCGACACTGAATGCATCGCAGTCGGTACGAGAAGCTTCAGATTATATTCTTCATGAATTCGAACGTCCTGCAGATCAGAGTGAAGAAGTTGAAATTCGTCGTGCCGGATACGGAATGGAATTCTATAATAAGTATTATGGGGAACCTGAAGCATCAGAATCATTTGACCCATATAATGTTCGTGTTGTTGCAACACTTCTGAATGTACGTTCCGGTCCTGGCACAAACTTTGGAATCAATTCATCTATCATGGACCAAGGACTCTACGGAATCTGTGATGAAGCAGATGGTCCCGGTGCATCGAAGTGGGGAAAGATGTCCAATGGTTGGGGTTGGATCAGTCTCGATTATACCGAGCGAGAATAATGGGATATTGAAATAAAAGAATGATAGGAGGGATTTCCCTCCTATCATTTATTCAATAAATGATATATTATCTCTATAGACATTATGAAGTTTATGGAGGATGAAAATTATGATGTTCCAGAATACCGATTCTTTATTCTATCACGATTATTCTGTGAATCGTGGAATCGTCTTGTCGTATAATTTCTATACCGACACGCTGACGATATACCCGAGTAAAAATGAGTATTATATCATTGACTTAGATGGATTCAATCCGCACAACCATTTACGATGGTTGCGAAAACATGTGACACCAATACTGAAGTCAATCAATCGAGGATTTACCGATCATGATCTCTATGATATCGGAAGATCCATTGTTCAGCTTACACGACGCTACTGGATATCAAATCCAGTGAAACACATCAGTGAAAGTATGTGTAATCAATTTCAAAAATTGATTCGTGCACATGCGAATATCAAAGATGGGAATTCGTACGAGGAGTGTGAATTGTATCAACGAGAACGCAAGAAATTCATTAATAAATTTAATTGGCCCATATATCACTTTCTTGTACTATCGGTACGTGGATATGAATTCAATTTAGACGAATATTCCCTTCATGATTTTAATGCATTTATGAATAAAATTGTGGATAAGGAAGAAATATCTGCGATACAGTGTTATCGTCCCTAAGGAGGATATTTATGGAAACGCCACGTGTTTTAACGAACGTCAAACTATTCATTGTCGTAAGTATCACTATCTCTTGTGCTATTGCGTTTGTTCCATACCCGTATAATATACTCATGGTGTTCATGATTATGCTTTGTATTCTCATTGTTGCAAATGCAGCATATGATGTTGGTATATTCGCTGGAAGCATTATCACATCACAGGTGATATCACAGCTATTGCAAGCTGAACTAGATAAGCAAAAGCAATTGGAGGAAGAAACGGCAAAAGAATGATATTTTATAAAAAAATAAAGGGAGGATAAAACCTCCTTTATTTTTTTATGCCATGGAAAAGCTTTTCCATGGTCGCATGCAGCTTAGCCATATTTTCGTCTGCGCACTTCTGCAGATTCTCCTGAAACTCTGCCGCCCACTTCTCATCGTTGAAGGGGCTGCACTCCGCCGCAATGCGGTCGAGCTGCTCCGGACTGAGGATGCCGCCGACATCCTTCTCGTCCTTTTTCTTCTTGAGATAGAGACCTGCTCCGATTCCGACAGCAGCGGCAGCGGCTCCCATAGCGATATACTTAAACATTTCAATTTCCTCCTTACAGTATTTCGACAGCCCGAAGCATATGCACAATACGCCAAGGGAGTTCCATGACATCGTCCGTCAGATTGTATTTCTTTGTGTCCTCTGGGACGGCATTTCCATGACGCACGGGGATGCATTCTACATGAGTCCCCTCGTTGAGTACGAGGAAATACTCTTTGTATTCGCCGTCACTAGGAGCGTCGATGACATCGAACCTTGTTCCGTCATGGTAGCGATACATGATCGCATGCCCTGGTTCGATATTGAAGTACCCGTAGTTATCAACATTCAGAGCATTGACGGCATTGAACATTTCTTTGAGATTCATGATTTTATCCCCCTATAATAGATTACTTTACTTCCTTATCACCCTTACGGATGGCCTCTGCGCGCGCATCTGCCTCTACCATCATAACATTGCGCTTGGCACGCTTGTCGGCTGCCCACTCAGCGACAACCGTCTCTGCCATACCGATAACCGTAACTGCGACGAGTC